TTTCTGCGTATGACCATGTATAAATGTCTACTACAACCCCATCCTTATCATAAAAATTAATAGTAACGCCAACAACTTTATGAGATGTGATGTTATAACTTGGATAGTTCTCAACTGAATATGCGCGAGAAATAGTAACAGCCTCAGCCATAGAAACTACACAATTTCCATTCCATTGGTAACAGTTCTGAAGATGTGGATTTGTATTGTCTTGAACTGGTTTTTTAGTAACTTTACCACCCTCATCCATAACCCAACCAACACCATCAACTAGCGCTTGTACAGCAGCACCGCCGACAAAGGCAGGGATAGACGCTTTACCCGATTTTTTAGCAAAATCAGCAGCTTTTTTTAAACGATCTGTCAGTGTTGAAGCGACTTTGGCCTTGTTTGCAGTTTGAGTGACATTGGCTTCAATTCGGATTTTTTTACCAGTGTCAGGGTCATAGCCTGAATCACGTATTTGGGTGCGTACTTCATGATTTTGGTTAATTTGCTTAACAACGGTATCCATTTTGCCAGAAGCATAATCACGTGCATAACCAATATCTTTACCAACTTTATTGAAAGAGGCATTCCAGCGATCTGTTACTTGTTGACGTTTTTCAGGTGTAAAATCACGATAGTCAGTACGCTCAGCCGCAAAAACTGGAGATGTTAAAATCAAAAAACAACACAGCAATAATTTTTTCATTTTAATATCCTTGATAAACAAAAGCAGACCACTGCCAGAATGATGTAGTTAATTAACGATTGTTCTGACACGGTCTGCTCCTTTACTCTTTCGAGTGCGATTACTTCTTAACTAAAGAAACAATCTTGATCACAACGGCAATACCAACAGCGATTGCAAGTACCCAAGTACCCGCAGCCTTTAACACAGCTTCACCACCAGCAGCACCAGTAGCAGAAGTAACGTCAGCAGCTTCCATGAAAGCGATTGATGATGTTGAAACCACTAGCGCACCTGTTGCAGCACCCGCAGCAGCAAGTTTTGGGAAGTGACGTTTAAACCAAGATTTTTCATGTTGTTCTTGAGCTTCAACTTTTTCTACATTAACTAAACCCATGATATTTCTCCTTTTAGGTTCGTTTTATAAGACCAACCACCTTTATTACGACAAAGGTGCCGATCAGCAGTTTTAGAACATACTTAATCAACTCATCACGAGCTTCATCTGTAAGTTCTGGCAAAAATGGACTGTAAATAGCCCACTGAGCACACGCTTGCGTAGCTGTATCAACAATTTCACAGACGTATGCCATTTCTTAAAATCCTTAAGCCTTAGGCGTCGTTTTTTCAGGTACTAGGTCAAGCATGATGGTTTTTGAATCTTTACCGTTCGAGACAATCTGCATCACTGCTTTGGCTTTGAATGGGTATTCAATGCCTTTGATACGTTCAAAATTGAACGATGTACCCCACGAATATTCCGTAGAAACAAAACCAGCAAAGTTTTCACCTTCCTGTAATTCTGACTGAGCGAAAACCTTAGTCGAATCGTATGCACGACCGTTAAATTCACCTTTAGACGCTTTAGCACCCAGTACCACGATTGTTGATTCAAATTGCATGGACAAATTCCTTATAAGCAGACATGTTCACCAGTGGTTTACCGACAAAAAGCGGCATCTCTTCCAATGATGTTGGTTTAGTTTCAAAGTGTTGATTTAAGCGAATTGACTGCATGACAGCAGCGTGTGAAAACTTGAGACGTTTTGGGACTTCATCTTTATCAGATGAAATCATGGTGATTAATTCTTGAGGTTAGACCACTTTGGCAAATTGACGAATGTATTTTCCGAATTGCACTTTGAGAACGTCGATTGCTTTATCCCAACTGATTTCAGACTGTTTTTTAACAACTTTTGTTTTTTCAGGGGTGCAAAAATCTTTTTCTAATTGCTTGGCAAGCCACTCAAAGCAAGGATAAGCACCAATAAAGTACTGTGATGGAGACAGCAGAACATCAAGCGGGATGTAGCGGTCTTTAGACTTAAACTCGACTTCAGCACGTACCCAAGGACTTAAAGGACTACCCTCTTTTTTACCGCGCTCATAGAAACGGCAATATTTCCCACTGGTACGATCACCGACAGCAAAAGTACGGCCTTTTCCGTTTGGACGTTTCCAAGGGCCAATCTTTTCAATTTTTGGTTGACGTCCACCACACCAAAATCCACCAACATCATCCCATTCATCTGCAATATCTACAGTGATGTATTGCCCCTCAAAGTCATCATAGGCAAGGTCGACACGAGTTAATTTAGGTTCACGTGGGCCTGTTTCTTTTAAGAAACCCGTTTGAGGATCATAGAATTTTTGGTAAGACGTGAGGTATTGATATAAGCGGACTTCCCAGCCCTTACGAGCTAGAGCACACCCAGTACCATTGATTTGAATTGAGATACGACGAGAGCTATGACCGTATAAAACCATGCCCATTTTGTCTTGTAATTCGTATGCAAACTTGTAGTTATGCATACCATTTTGACGTTTTTCACCAAGACCGAAGCCGAATATTTCATGTAAATGGTGATCTAAAAACGTTTCTATTCCGTAGGTTAGCTCTGAATCAGCGGTCATCGGATCAAGTGAATAATATTCTTGTCCTAAAGTTGACTGACAAAATCCAAAAGTAACCCAATCGTGCGAAGCAATCCCATATTCATCACATGGTACAGAATGTAAAACTGGAACATTCCCTTTCTCCGTGAGAACCATTTTCAAATTGTCTAGGCGACGAGGAAAGGTGAATTCATCGTATTTGAGACGAGAGTCAAATGTCGTAACCCCCATATTATAAACGGGGGTAGAAAAATCAGTCAGGCGACTAGATTCTGCTGAGAAGAATTGTGCAGATTTAGGGCTTTCCACCGTGTTTTTACGGGTTTGGGTTGTTTTTTGTACAGGTTTTTTCAGAGTTGTTTCTGAGCGAGTTTCTGTGTTGCCCTGACTTTTTGGGTATGTCTTTGTGTATTTAGATTTATAAGTCATTAGAGCTGTACCCCATAATATTCAGCGAGATGAACTGCAAAAAAAGCGAAAGCCACAATAATGAAAGCAACTAAAATCCAAACGTACCAAGGTATTTGATCTTGAGGCTCTAACATGAATCAGCCCTCACACTTAGACATATGAAATGGCAAATACTGGTGATGAAATCTTGAGAAACACTTTGGGCACTCAACATCAACAGATCCTAGAACGATGCTTAGAATTTTCATGCGAAGTACCCTGAGCAATAAATACAAACAGAGACAAGAACAACAGCAGACAAAGACATAAGGACAATGTGTTTACGTTGAGACATCAGCAATCCCCCATTTCTTCTTTTAATTCAGCGTTTGTTTTTTTGTATAAATCTGCATGAACATCAATCAGCGAATAGTCATAAGCCATTTCAGACGCAACAAATGCCAAATGCTCTAAGCATTGCTCTGTGGAGAAAGCAGGTACAAAGTTATCTAACGCACATTGGCCATGTTGAGAAACAAGCTCTGCCACCCTGTTAAATGCTGCTTGGGTGAAGTCTTGAGGATTATTGAAATTTATTAGCATCTTGACACCCTGACACAGGGAAACATAATTTAGCGAAAGTTACCATGAAACACTGTGTCATTGCAACAGGTTATATAATAATGCCTCATTGACACAGTATGACAGTGGTATAGGTATGGCTTCAGTACAGATTAGAGTTCAAGAAGAACTTGCAGACAAAATCGAAAATGCTAAGTGGGAAATCAAATACAAACTTAGACTGGAAATACAGAATACTGATGTATTGAATGCGCTTATCTATCATCACCTGAAGAACCTTACAGAAGATGAAGTGCTTCAATATAGAAAGAAATTTTTAGGAAAAGATGAATAATAAAAAGGGAGTTTAAAACTCCCTTTTCTTTTGGCTCAGAGCCGAATGTCGCATAACGTAATTTTATGTTAAATCCGATACCAAAGGCTGTGGCCTACGCAACTCAGTTGGTGCCACAGATCAGCATCGTGAATCTGCACAATTATATTCACGCTGCTGATTACCGTGAATGAACATAATATACGTTATGCCGAAATCCGTGAGCATTATCCAAATATCATCTGGTATCCACCCGACCAAACAAATACTTGAAAAGCCAAGAACACTGCAACAATAAAAAGCTGAATCAACATAAGAAAATAAATTAAATCATCTTTTGTAATCATCTAAATCAGCCCTATTTTGATTCAAATTTAGTCAATCGTAACCCGCATGTTATAAGCCGCTAGTTCGGCATTACAGCCTATTTATTGTGTGATCCAACTTGATAAAAAGCACCTTTAAAGTGTCAATCTCTCGAGCTAAATCTTCATTAGATAACTGCATGTTTTCTAAGTGCTTTTCTAGGCATTCACGCATAAAAATATAGTCTTCTTTGCGTAAAACACCTTTATTTCTACTGTATGCAATTGTGCTATACAAATAACTCTGTCGCGTCATATTCAATATTCATATTGTATGTAGCATTTAGGTATTGAACCAACTGTAAATACAACTCAGTAGCTTTGTTATATTGGTCATTTGAATCAAAAACATGGCATGAAGCAAATGCACAATATGCACCATGAAATTGATTAAACCTTACAGTAGCCTGATCAAAGCCAACAGAAGCCAAAGCATATTCGCCCAAATTCTCCAAATATTCAATCACATCCATAACACAATCCCCATCAGTTCGCGCCATACGGACGCTCTGTAATTATAGCTTAAAGTTTACATGGGAGCCTGTAATCAGGGAAAGAAGGTTTTAAAATTTAATTGCCCGAATCTCTCGTATACACTCGTTCTGCTCTAAGATGTCATATATTTCTCAAAGCTAAGAAAATCAATACTGCGAATAGTTGAGCCATCATCTATTTGCAATAATTCAAAATCAATTCTTTGCAATTGATAAGTTTTATCGAAATCAATTGATTCGTTTAATAATTTTTTATGCTGAATGACTAAAATGTATTTTTCAGTATCTCTAAGCTTCATGTAAAACAAGTTTATATATGATTGATATTCATCAAATTCAATAATTTCATGATCAAACAATAAATCTTTTAGATATTTTGCAAAAATAGTTTTCCCTGAACCCGGATGACCAGTAACTAAAATTTTCATAGTGAATTTGCCCCTGAAATATCTTGAGGTGGTTTTGTTCCGAATGGTATTTGTTCTTCCTGTACGGTGGCATCTTGAGCTTTCACATGTCGTTCAGCATCAAGTCTGGCAATGTTTTCAAGGTATGACTTTTTGTAGTTTTCGTCTGATGTTGGGGATGTTGGCTGCACTTGGGCTTTTTCTTCTGCAAAGTAATCAAATGGACGATCTCCATTTGCTAAGCGGTGGCAATCTTGTTTGGTGACCTTATGCATGATTGTGCCCTGCTGACTGTATGCCGTGCATTTACCATTGTAGACAATGGCATTTTTAAAGCGTGGAAAGTCTTTAGGCTTTAGATCGGTTGGTGTGTAGTCCACATCAAACGGCTTGTTGCCGTCATATACAAATTCAGCATCACCATGAATTGAACCGCCTGAACTGGTTAAATCATCAAAGAACTTTTTGCACTGGGGCGTGTCTACATTGACTGCCATTCGGCATAGATCAATCAGATCCGAAGATGGTTTAGGTGCATCTTTGGCATTATTGGCTGCTGATTGCTTGGAATCAGGCGCTGCTTTTTGCTGTCCATTGGCTGTGACTTGAGATGCCCCGAATAGCTCTGCATCTGAGGTTTTTGTGTTGTATGTGGCATATCCAATTAGACAGAGCGCACAGACCACCATCGCAAGTAAGCCCATAGGAATTTGGGGTTTTACTGGGTGCGACTCAGCCGAGATATAGTATTTATACAAGCGTTTTGGAAAGAACCAAATTCGCCAAGATAGTGCGTTTTTACGGGTTGCATTACCGAACTGGTCTTGCACCTCAGCGTAACTGTAAATAATGGCTAGAGACAGCTTAAATAAGCGTCTTAGAATTAAGTGTTGGGACGTCGCAGCCTTAACATAGGCATTGAGCAAGTCAGGCTTTTGGGTCACAAGAATGATATCAAAACCGAAATGTCGGTGCATGGTCAATGCACGACCAATATCTAAAATATCTTCTTTAGCGCGGTCTAATGCAAATGCCTGTG